TTATCGCCACGTTTTGCACAGAGTCGTAGTTGATCCGCAAGGTCAGGCATGAGGTCTGGCTTGGCTTTGCCAGATAAATCCCTGTCAATATCAATGGCTCGGACGATACCTTCTGCATCAGGATTGTGGTCAGAAGGACGTGCCTGATGACGAGTGTCGCCAATCCAGCCGTCTGAGGTGCGATCTCTATCTGGGTAGTTATCATCGACCTGAAGCCTTAACTGCTGCCCAGCTTTGCATAACCTTGGAGTCATGCCAATAGAGCAGATACTTCGTCAGCAGACAGACCTAGCTTATCCCAGACCGCTTGTTTCTTAGATTCTTGCTCAGCCTTTTTTACAAGTAAGTCAGCAATTACTTTCTCATCAACAACTTGCTGCTTTTCGTCTTTTGCGGTGAGTTCTACTTCTGTTTCTTCACCAGTTGTGCAGTCTATTATTTTCTTCATTATTTGACTCCATATAGACGGATTGAGGTATTTGAAAGATTAGTTAAGAGGCCAGTTCCAGAACCCCTATAAATATTTAATGAGGTTACTGCTGATGTTGAATTCCAATAGCCTTGAGTTGCCATTGAATTATATCGTGAATTGTTTGCGCTGTAATAGTAATAATTTGATTCAAACTTTTTTACTTTGGTTGTTGAAGCATAATTAAAAATCGTTAAAGTGCCGCTTAATGTCTGATATGCTGTAGTGCTGGTTGCCTGATTTCCAAAAACTGCGGAATCTGCGCCTATATTTGTTTGATTAGTTCCATACACAGAAACACCCGTAGGAGAACTGCCTTCAGTATAAATTTGGGTACTGTTGTAATTGCTTCCTGAATCTGAGTTCAAACGAACGCTGAAAGTGGAAGTAGCTGCTGTGTGATAAACACCAGTCCATTGAAGCGTTAAATCTGTGTAAGAACCGCTAATAGACGAAAAGTCAATAGATGAATTGGCTGATGCCACGGTCTCGGTGATAAGGGTTAAGCCGCCACCTGAAGCGGCAGTTGCCCAAGCAACGCCAGTTGCGGCTGTTGAGTCGGCTGTAAGAACCTGACCATTTGTTCCAACTGCGACTCGCGCATCTGTTGTTGAATATCCATAAAGATCTCCCTTAGTTGTAAGGGGACTGCCACCAGATTTAACTACCCAAGCTGATCCTGAATACACAAGAATCTGGTCTGTGTCCTTAAGATAACAAGTGTTTCCCTCTTGAGGGCTGGTAACTGCTGCGTCTCTTGCTGCTGCGCTGGCAAATACCCAGACGCCTTGCATTAGGTAGCCGTTGGTATCGGCTGCGGTCAGGACGTCACCTGTCGCAAATGTCTTAAATCCTGCTCCTGCTGCCATTATATCTCCTAGTAACCCAATGTATTAGTGCCGATTATACCGTAATACGAGCTTCCAACGATGAAGCCATCGGCGATTGGCTCTAACGTTGTAATGTTGCAGGTCATCTTGTCTGGCGTGATAGACCAATTAACGCCTTGGTATTGCAGGTTCTTTACAATAGTCGAGCCGTCTGGCTGGATATTGGTAATAAGCAGATTGTCAAAGAAGTCCAAGCCAATCATTGTGTCGGTTGGAACTGCTGTGTCTAATAGATCAACCGTCATCTCGTCAATGCGGATAGTCGTCTCTTGACGAGTAGCAACGTATTCTTTGGCTATGTTGGAGACGATGGTATCTGTCTCAGCTACAAGGTCTGTTTGAGTGACCGAGTGAGGAAAGTATTTGTCAATAGAAGTTTGATTGGTAACAACCTGAACTGTGCCGCCAACGCGTCCTAGGTTGGCTTGGTTAATAATGAGTTTGTCATCAAAGGCATATTTTAGGTTTTTGTAAGGAATTCCACCAGTTTGATTAAAGGCTGTAGGAGTAGCTGCTAAAGAACTCATAACCTGCGCTCTGGACTTGAAGACGGCTGTGCCTGAGCCGTCCATATAGAACGCACCTGTCTCTGAAAACTCTGCGTTCTTAATAGCTGCAAGGCTTGTGCGGTTAGTTCCGGGATCAGCAATACAAGTGTTAGCACCTGCTGCAATTGTCCGCATGGTAGAAGGGAAAGAGACTTGATCTAATATCTTGCCAATGCGTGTGCCTGTTGTTTGTCCTGCACCTGAGTCTGTGATGGTGCTGACGTTAGCCATATTAAATAAGCGAAAAGCATCTTGGCAGATAATGTCCACATAGCCAGTTTCTTGACCTGTTGGATATGTATATCGGTATTCAATGGCATAACCAGAAAATAAGAACTTTGAGGCAGTAGTGGTAGTAGCTGACACACGTAACTTGCGGAGTGGGACAAGATAACCATAATAAGGGCTGGTTGTGTTTTGAGGGTTAAAATAGCTGAGAGGGTCTAAGACCCTGACCGTGCATTGTCCTGCCTCATACTGGTCGCGCTGGATATTGCGCCCACGGGTAATGCTGATTTCATACACATTAGGCGTGAGATCGACAATTGGTTCATTACCTGAAGCTTCTGCTCCTAATTTTCCCGTTCCAATAATGCCATTTAATGAGTCGCCAATGACAAGACCCTGGAAACCAAAGGTTGCGCCGTTTGAGAAGTCAAAGGAAACGGCTATCTGCGCTGGAAGTGCCATTAGCCGAACATACCTGCGATTCTACCAATTTGAGATGGTGAACCTGAAAGGCTTGAAAGCTGTGCGCCTGCTAGGACTTTATCAATAAGTTCTTGTTCACGAATCACATTGCCTTGAACTTGGACATTGATGATGGTGTCTCCGCCGCCTGTCTGCATACCATAAGACGGGAAATCCACATTGCTTGCTTGGTTAGCGATAGAGCCAGCGTAGTCTCCATAACCTGCTACAACGCCAATAGCAGCCAGTTCAGGAGCTAAGCCTGCTGGTTTATAGGTAGCAGTTGTAGGTGATGCAAGAGCATCTAATTTCTTTTGGAAATCAAGAATCCATTGATCTAAGAAAGCAAAGGGATTGGCAATCTTTGCATTGCCTATGCTTAAGAAGTATTGGTAGAGCTTTCCTGTTGAGTCCTGAGCCAAGAGGATTTCTTTAGTCAATTTGGTTGCAAGGTCAGCATTGCCATTAAGGATTGCTGCTTGAGCCTCCAGGCGAGTTCTATCCTCAGCCGAAAGATTACCCTTGAGTGCTGCAATAATCTGAATCTGCTCTAAATCAAAGATTGTGCCAGCCTTCTTGAGAGCTGCTTGATTCTTTTGCTCGGCTGTTAAATCTTTCTGTGCCTTGACTTGCTTGGTTGTAAGTGTGGCTAATTCCTTGGCTCGCTTGGCTGCCGATGCTTCTGCTGCGCGTTGCTGAGCAGTTCGAGCTGCTGTACCTGCTGGAGACTTAGAACGGTTGGTTGATGGCTTGCTTTCCAACATGCCAGCAAGTGATCCATTAGCACCAGTTAATCCGCCAAATGAAGTAAGGAAATCAAGACCTTTATAAAGTCTAACCAACCCACCAATGGCAAAGCCTGTTGCTACTGCTATGCCGTTGATTGCCTTGGCTATATTGTCAATGGCTTTGACCGCATCTGAAGTCTGTGTGCCACCAGCCATAAGAGCAAAGGCATCTATTAGACCTTTGCCGATTGTCTCTTTGGCGTTGTTGCTTGCCAGTGCTAAAGCATCGAGCTTGTACTGAGTAGTCTCAAGATATGCGTTTGCAGCTCCAGCAGACTTAGTGAGCATGATGCCTAGAATGTCAGCAAATGACTTTGATTTAAGTTCTGCTTGAGTAAGCCCTGTGTTGTACTTCTTAAGACCGCGAGTAATTCCTACATAGCCAGAAGCAAGGTCTTGTGAGACCGTTGCTAAATCTATGCCGCTTGCTCGTGAGATTTGGATAGCATTGTTAAGAAGCTCTTGAGACTTAGTCAATGATCCTGTGGTGGTCAATAAAGCCTGAAACGCTGGACGAAGAATATCATCGGCAATATTGGAAGAAGTCTCCAAATCCTTTATAAAGGTAGCGACTTTAGCTTGAGAGAAAGAAAGTCCTAGATTATCAACTGCCGTTGCTAAACGCCGTGCCGCCGCTTCATCTGCTGCAAAGGCTTTAACTGCTGCCTTGCCATAAGAAATCATTGCGGCAGAACCAAGTGCTACACCAAGGCTTCTGCCTAATTTGGTTACTTGCTTCTCAAGTGTGTTTGTTGCTTTGCTAGCCTCAAAGAAGGCTTTGCGTCCAATAAATTCGGAGGCAATATCTACTCTTAATTCGCTCATTTAATGTGTCCAGTCTTAGCATTGAACTTAGCGGCTGACTTCTCTATTGCCTTAAGAACGCCATCTTGCGCTTTGCCACGATCTTCATCGAAGGCTCTAAAGATTGCTCGACCTGTCATCTTCTGATTCCTGCCTACAAGCTGACCGTTCAAACGAGGCGTAAAGTTGCCAGTAATACCAGACTTGCGACCTGCTGTCTCGTAGATTGCTCCAGCCGCAGACTTGTTTAAGATAGAAGCCAAAGACCTAAAGCCTCTTCGATTGCTCTTGCTCGGACTTGTCTTGTATGTAATTCCACGGCGAGCAATCCCAGCATCGTAGAAACGATTAGACCATCGACCTTTAGCATTGGGCTGTTTTAGCCAGCCTGAAGGTGCTTGGTCATTGCTAGGAAGAAAGCCACGAGCCTTGCTTGTTACAGGCTTAAGGAATGAAGCCATTTCTTTAGTGATTTCCTTTGAGAGATTAGGCTCAAACTCTTTAATTGCTTTCCTAAGAGCGATTGCGCCTTGCAGCTTTACTGGCATCGCTTCGCTCCTTCGCTATGTCCCTAAGGACTTCTAGATGTGCTTTGAACGCCATAGGAGGCAATTCAATAATGGTATTGAAGGGAACTCCATACTCGTAACTCAAGCGAGCTGCGGTATAGGTGAGGGAGTTCCGATCTACCCTAAAGGGTCAGACTCTAAGACCTCAACTGACTTGAGGGTCTCAAGGAACTGTTCCCCGAAAGGTTTGACTGTTTCACCCGAACGTCTAATTGCTTCCCAGCACAGCCAGTAAACGTCTGACTGCTTCTGATCTTCAATCAAGGCTTTGTGAAAGCCCTTCTTGGCGTACTGCTCGAAGGCGTATTCAATCAGAGGAGTAATTTCGTACTCTGTTACTGAGTTGTCTGCCCTTATTACCTTGAGTTTTGCCATGTTAGCCCCTTATGTTTATGGTTTAGAAGCTACCTGATGTAGCTACTGCGATTGTACCTGATACGTTGAATGTAAGGCTTTGAGTTGAGAGATCGCCAACTGCGCCATTGATATCGGTTGTGTTGTTAATCAAGCAAGTCATTGTGTAAAGAGGGTTAGTTGCAGATACCGCTGTTCCCTTTGTCTGAAGGAGAACGATTGTGACATTAGTTCCCCAAGCAGCCTGAAGGGTTGCGAGTACGTTTGCAGATGCTGTGTCATTAAGGAAGTCAAGTGTGACTGATGAAGCCTCAAGTCCCTTTACGAACTTGTGTCCTGAATCGCCCATTGCTGTCACTTCGAGCTCGTCGAATGAACGGTTGAGCGTTACTGATGTGACGTGATCGCTAAGGTCAACTGAGTTAACCTTGACGCCTACGTTGTTGCTTAGAAATACTGCCATTTAGGTTATTCCTCGTC